TAAACATTAAATTTATAAGGAGATACATTATGCATAAAACGTTTGAAATTTATGAAACAATTTGCAGTATATGCGCTGCAATTGAAGGATTTGCTGAATGCTCTATATATAAAGGCGAAAATTCTGTAACTAAAGATCTCGGTATCCCCAATTTTATTTCTACTTGTAGAACCTATGACGGATATCTAGAAGATCTTTATGATCTAGCTGTAGATGAGCAAGTATTAGATGAATTACTTGACCTCATGTCTCCGCAAGAATGCCTTCCATTTAGAGAAGTATGCGAAGAAAGAGAGGAAGATATTAGAGCTAAAGCTCATGAGGATCTAATATATTCAGTAAAAGAGGGCGATAAGGTTAGACTCTATAACGGTGGTGTATTCTATGTGGTAAGTATAGACGGTAAGTCTATTTGGATATCTAAGAGACCTGGTGGCCCGGAGGGGTGGTCTGCAGATTTAGATGATATCGAGGAGATTATTGAATCCGCAGAAGAGTGATTAGGAGATAGAGAATGCTTTACGTTTATGACAATGCTATAATCGATGATATAAAGAAATCTATTAATGCTAATAACGCTAATCCTAATGTATTCTTGACTGACGCTGATAATTATCCAGGTATCTTAGCTCAAATACAGGAAGATACAATTACTTATCCGTTAATTTTATTAAATAGAGATGAGGATATGTCTATTAATACTAATCTCTTTAATTTTTCTAGAGCTCAGAAAGGCTTCCCTGCTGCATTTGATAATAAAACTAATACATTATATAAAGAAAGATCTTTACCTATAAATTTAAGTTATACATTAAGAATACTTTCCACTAATGTTGCGGATACAGATGAACTTGCTCGAGAATTATTCTTTAAATACTACTTTATGTATTTTTTGACTATTAGACTTCCTTATGAATCTGATAGACGAATAAGATTCGGGGTTTCTGTAGACATGGATTACGGAGTTAAGCGTGAATCTGGTAGTTTTGATTATATCAGTAGTGGAGCGTTGTATCAGTCTACTATTCATCTAAATACTGAGGGTTGTGTATACTTAACTTATGTTCCGCAACATCTTCAACGCTCTATTCTTTCAGATGATATAAAAATAGAGCCTCCTACAGGTTCTAACAACCTTTGATGCATATAACATATAAATCTATGAAAGTGAGGATTAGATTATGACTAAGAACCTTATTAATCAGAATTGGTGGAAAGCTGCTGCAATTCGTGCGATTAAAACTGTAGCACAAACTGCTATTGCTACAATTGGAACTTCTGCTCTTATCGAAGACGTAAATTGGCCAATCGTATTAAGTGCATCAGTATTAGCAGGCATATTGTCGTTACTCACATCTATTGCTGGCTTACCTGAAGTAGAGCCTAAGCAGTGATCACTACTTGGAATAGCAATATTTAATTGTTTCGGTAAAATAGAATGGCATATAGTTGTGAATTTTATTTTGAGCTATATGCCATTTAGTTTGCTTAGAAGACCACCAAATTTTCTTTTTAGCGGACTTAGTTGTTATGGGTAGATTTAGTAATTGATATAAAGTATTTATATATGAATTATCTAAATTAGTCTTTATATAGAATTCAGGAATTTCAAATACTTCATTTAAATATCTAAATAATATAAGTGACCCGTAGGCTACTTGACAATTACTTTTAGTGACATTACTAACTATATTTTGGTTTTTGAGTATTATACTTTGATATATTATATCGTCTTTGACTAAGGCTAGCCTTAATGCTTTTTCATCATATATTGGAGATTTGTTATTGTCTTTTAAAAATCTATTACTAGCTTTCTGAGTAAGCTTCCATACCGTCATTTCTTTAGTATCAAATATATGTTCCGGGAATATTGATATTAATACATTAATAATATCGTCCTTAAATGTAATTCTTATATAGTTATAGTTAGGATTTACAACGGGGTAGTATTCGAAATCCAATAAAAGATCTTTACATGGCAGATATAATCTATATAAATGACTATCTACTCTATAATTCCATACATATTCTATATTTCGATTAGATAGCCATGTCATTGCTCTATTTACTTTATTATTAATCTGAAATTCAAATTCTTTATATACATCAGATGACTTATCAGGTCTAGAAATATTTACATATTCTTCGCACTGTCTAATATTAGATTTTCCATATATATTGTATATAGTATTTATAGCTTTTTGATTAAACATAGAATCACCGTACTAATACTTTTTGAATTTTTATATTATTTTTAATTTAAGGTCCTATATACCTTAATTAGATATATCAAACTAAAATATAGGAGGAGATGTAAAAAGATGTTTACACCTTTGGCAATGGGAACTAACCACATGTTGGGTATTGATAATTATGTTCCTCTAATGCAACAGAACTTTGAGATACGTATTTACAACATGGATGGATCTAGTCCTGCAGAATTTTCAGATCTTTTAACTCTATCCACTAAAGAAGTAGGTGAAGTAGAAGAGAATCAGGATTCGATTACTGTACATTATGGTAATGGCCTTATTAAATTCCCTAATAAGGTAGATTACAGTGATCTTAACTGGACACTTCAGTGTTACACAAGCCCTAATGTATTAGAGGCGCTCAGAGACTGGAGACGTCAGATCTATGATCCTACAACTGAGAAAATGGGATTACCTAGCCAGTATATGAGGCAGGTCTATTTTATAAAATATGATGGGCAGGGGAACACCAGAGACGTTATTAAATGTCCGGGCACCTGGATTAAAGATCTTAAGAACGGCTCGATGAATCAGAGCGGCGATCTCGTTGAGGTCGGAGTTACTTTCGTAATTTCTAGAGCAATATATCTTAAGCCTGAGGATTTTCAGTAATTCTTAAAAAGTAGTCTATATAGGGGAGTAGGTATCGAATCCTGCTCCCCTTTAATTATGAGATAAATTTTCAACCTCTTTCTCTAATAGTGATGCACCAGTAAGGAAGTCATCGTTTAGGGACTTTAGATGTTTCAAATTCAATTTATATGCTAACTTGCCTCATGTTCTACCCTCCTAATCATTTAAAATAACGATGATCGTTAAAATTTATATTATAATTTACTATGAAGAAAGGAGGTCTAATCATGGCTAAGAAGAAACCGCATAAGCATAGTGCTCAAATTACTAGACGCCGGTCTAAAAATAAGTCCTATATAGGTTATTGTCATCGAGAGGAGCATAAAGGGTATATGACCGTAGAAGCAGTGAGTCAACATAGTTGCTTAGATTACGATTGTAAGTATTTTGAGCCCTTTGAAAATCACCCTTTTTGGAATGATGATACGTATACTACATCTACTATTTCTAGAAAACATTTAGGGAGACTTAAAGAGATTTTAAAAAACACCTCGAAGATGCATAAAATTCGTTATCAGCTAAGACTTAAGCAAACTAAGAATGAGGACAAATGACCTTTTATTATATCAATATTTTATTGTAAGGAGATTTAATTATGTATTCTGGGAAATTAGCTTTAACAAATAGGCGCGGTACCCCATATGCTTTAAGTAATGAATTTTCAGATCAGTATTTATTTTCTGAGGCGGTGCAGGATTGTCAATCTACTCAAGAGTTGCTAAATACTGCCAATTCTTATCAGCTATATAATTATCGATTACGTATTGATAACGATAATGCTAAATATACCAGATTAGCGTTCACTGATGGCTTTGGGAACGAGTATTATCTTATAGCATACAAAGATACTACTTCTAACAAATTATCCAATATTAGTGATGAGGAGTTAATCGCTGAGTTAGAAAGACGAGGCTATACCATTTAAGGCGGCTCACATGACCGGTTATTTATATATACTTAAACATGGGGTAGGTCCTGGAGCACTTCCTCGTGGTGTACAAATTCTTAAATGGAAGGATTTACCGAATTATTATACCGCGGTCTGGTTAGATAGATTTCTATCCACTGATGAAATGGATGATTACGATATCCCCTATGAGACAGATATTAATTATTATTTAGATAGAATCGGGTATTGTCAAACTGATGATGGGGACGATGTAGTCCCTTGTGAAGATATTGTTGCAACTACTAAAATAGACGCATCTGTCTCCTCTAAAGATCTTAAATCCCTCGCTAAAAGAGTTCTTGATTGCACATCCTTCGAAGAACTATCTAGAGCAATAGGTTCTCTTCTATCAATTGATAAAGATATCTATTGTCATTATATGGAAATGCTTCGAGATGAGTCATTATCATTAGACTATATTATTTCTGATTTAAGTGATACTTTATATAATTTAGCGTCCTGCGATATTTATTGTGAAACTGATATCTCTACAGATTCTACTCCTTCTTATAGATTTAAAAATGATGAATATAACTATTTGGTTAGAGGCTATTATGACGAGGCTAGAAGAGGGTTAGCTGCAGATGCCTGGGCTGATACCCTGTCTGAGGTAGATGATATAGTTAATGAATATGCTAATTCAGGATATTATATCGAGTTCCGTAATTTAAGTGCGGGTACCATATTAGAATTTGACCCCGATAGCTGGTTTGATAATATATATCCTAATGGTGGATTTTCTGGCTTAGATCTTTAAACATAGTTAAGAGGGGTTATCAATATGATAAGATATATTAAAGCAAATATGCTCGGTCCTACGTTTAATATAAATGATAATTCTGGCAATTATATTATTGGTGGCTATATTTGGAACGATGATGAAGATGTCTATGAATTAGTTAGAGGTACACAAGTTTCTGTAAATACTCTTGATGAAGCAGTAGACACCGTGTATAATTATCTTAACGAATTTTATGACTATGACTCAGAAGCGATTATAGTAGATTTACCTTCTGGTAAACAGGTTGAAATTCGTAATAAGAAATTTAATATTCTGGGTAAAGAAGATATTTACAAAGCACTCTTAGCTGAAGTTGATATTATTTGAGGAGTTATATATGAAAAGATACATTAAATCATCGAAATATCCTGATTTTGAGCAATATATAGAAGCTAAAAGATTTCTTAATTCTGTAGAACAAGATAAGATTGATTTAGTTGAAAAATGTAGAAAAGATCTACTTTCTATGTACTC